TATAACCACACACTTTTTTATTTTTCTTGCCTTCTTCTTTTATTTTGTTTTTACATTCCAATTTAATTTTATGTCTCAGTTTTGGCATATTTTCATAAAACTTGGCCAGTTGTTGAAATTGCACATCTGTTAATGATTCTAAAAATTCTTGCATTTCTTGTTCAGTATGATCTTTGGAAGAATATGTATTTTCTTTATCATAGATATAATCAATACAAGTCAATATAGTTTGAAATACCATTTCAACTTCTGTTAAATCTTCTAAGCTTGATATTTTCTTTTGTAAAACTATATCTGGATATTTTAATACTACACCCAAATCATCTGTAAATTCTATTTTATTTGTATGTTCTTTCGTTCTATGTATTTTTATATCTTCAACATTAAATGAAACTGGTATCTTACTTTTACAAGTTGGACAACTATAAGCCAATTCAATCGTTTCACCTTTTGACTTAGCTCGTAACCATAAAAAGATATATTCAATATCAAATAATGGAAGTGTATCAACATTAAGCTCATCATAAATACAGCCTTTAATAACATTCTTTATGGCTGTCATAATTTCATCTTCTTTTTCACCTTCCATTGCTATTAAGAGAAGTTTCTCCTCTTTAACTAAGAATGGTCGATATTTTACTACTTTGCCACTAGATGGCAAAGTCATACTATACTCTGGTATTGCTACTCTTGGTAATCCCATTTCATTAACTCCCTAATATAAAATAATATTATTATTTATTAATTATTAAAATGTTTCAATATCAGACTCGTCTGATGTTCCACCTCCATGTTTAACCTTACTTTGTGTTTTGTCCGAAATGTCATGCATTATATCTATTTTGTTAGCTGCTTCGTTTACATCATGGTAAGCTACGGGCCCTTCTTCTTCTGGTGAATCTCTTTTTACTTTTGGTGTTACATATGTTTGAGTATATGTTCTATATTGAACAGTAACACTTAAAGCCATTGGACTATCATTAGTACCATAATTCAGTTCCATTGGGTCAATTCTTTTTGGATAAGCATCATGTAAAGTTGTTATCATTGATGTAGTGTTCGTTCTAGTCTTATTAGTAATTGTAATTGTACCTTTATAATGGTCATAAAACTGAACACGATTAGATTTCGGATCAATCATTCGATCTAACCAAATTTGGAAATATCTTAATTCTTTAAAATCATGGCTAACATGAAAAGAAAAAGTTACATCATCATATACTTTTTGTTTTACATATGATCTGTAAGTAGGCCCTTTATCACCGACTACCATTGTTTTTCCGGGAATATTTGCAGCATTACAATTAATTGTCAAATATTTTGTAATTTCGCTAGAACCAATCGGTCGTATTGGTGCAAAAGTAACTTCAAATTGATTTGGCCTAGCAAATAAGCCAGGATTATGCGCTGCAAAGCTTCCTAAATTAATTGACATTTTCTACTCCGGTTATAAATACTTGAACATTCACTATATTTATAATACATATATGAAAAAATATCCCAGAGTTGGTAAATATAAAGTTAAAAATAAAGAGAAATATATAGCTGATCTGCATGAGTGTGAGTATCGCTCAAGCTGGGAATTAAGATATATGAAGTATTTAGATAAAAATCCGAATGTTGTTGAGTGGGGATCTGAAAATATAGTTATTCCATATTATAATCCAGTTGAAAAGAGAAATAGACGTTATTTTGTGGATTTTTATGTAAAAGTGCTATCTAAGTCTGGACAGTATAAAAAGTATATAATTGAGATAAAACCAAAAAGTCAATGTAATCCACCGAAAAAGCCAAAGCGAGTATCTAGTAAATATCGAAATGAACTCAAGGCCTATGTTAGAAATCAGTCAAAATGGAAAGCTGCTCGAAAATGGGCAGAAAAGAGAGATTGGCAGTTTGTTGTTCTTACAGAAAAAGAGCTAGGTATCAAATAAACACTAAAATCTATTATAAATAGTACAATGGCAACTAAGAGAAAATTAAGAGCTACAAAGACAAATACAAAAAGACCATCACTTTCAAGTGCTGGTGTTGACGAAAGAAAGATTTTTAAATCTTTGGCCAAACTTCAAAGATACCCTAGAGTAAGAGAAATCTTTAGAGAAGCTGCAAGTCTTTTTAGAAGAAAGAAAATAAAACACATTAGAAATATTGGTGAAAATAGAAAAATACGAGAGCTGGTAAAAGAGTTAGATCATAATGAAAGAACAATGTATAAAAAACATCTTAAAGGCCTTGGTTTTCCAACTTATGATGATATTATGACTCATGCCAAGAAGGCACACATAGTTGTAAAGAAAGCACCTAAAAAACTTGCGAGCAAAGCACCAGAGCTTAAAGATAGTGTAGAAAAATTTAAAGATGAAGTAGAAGAAATAAGAGATCGTGGTGGAACACCAATTTTAAAAGTTTTGAATGACCATATCAAATTTTTAGGTGAAGAATCATTTTTTCAAAAAGCACATAAAGCTGCAAAACAACAAAATATAATTGAACGAAGTTCACGCTCAGTTGAATTTTATTCAGAATATGCAGCTAATTATGCAACAAGCTTTAATTATCGTAGAATGTTTAAAGAGGGTGGTAAAAAGAAGGCAAACTTAATGTTAGGTAGAATGTACTTTTATAAGTATGTGCCTAATCCTGAAGAAGTAGAAGCAGTTTTTGATATGTATCCGTTGATGTTTATTCTTGACAAACAAGACAATGAGTTTGAGGGCATTAATTTTCATTTTATGACACCAAAAGCAAGAGCTGTAACAATGATAAGTTTATTAGAGTATTTAAATAATATGGAATATAAACCAAGTACAAAACTTATATTCAATTCGCTGAAGAAAGTAATAGCAAACAATAGAAGATTTCGTTATGCTAAGTATTCTTATAGAAAATATAGAGCTGATAGTATATCATCAAAATTAATTGAAGTGCATCCATTAGATTGGGAAATAGCTGCATTTTGTCCAACTGAAAGATTTTATTCAAAACAAAAACGAAGATTGCCAGATAGATATGTTTGGAAACAAACTGCAATTCGTGTAAGAAAGAGGAAATAAATGCCAATTCAAAAAGATATAGAAGAAAATGAAAAAGAATATCATATGGGAGGCTTTCATTTTCCATTAGATTTGACAACTAGTGATGGTGTAAATCCAGTTACGCATCCAGATTGTATTCGACTGGTTATTCAACGTAAGCCAGGTGCAAGTATGCAAGGCGTTAAAGATCATGTAGCAAGTAAATATGGAACAGACTTTAAAAAGAATTTAAAAGAATTGGAGGGCAACCTTGTAAACAAAGTCGCATCAATAAAGAAAAAATTGGAGGCAAAACCAGGAAAAGAAATAATGGATAAACTTCATGCTGAACTGACTAATGCTGAAGAAACCAGAAAGGCGATTGGGGCATTTCAATCAAAACAAGAAGTTATTGATGCGGCTGCAGAAGCAGGCGCAAAAATATCAACAAACGTCATGGACAAGTTTGAAGAACTAGCTAGCAAAGTACAAGTGCTCGGTGGTGGTGTTTTAAATGAATCTAAAGAACTCTACCAGAAATTTAAAGATACAAATCAAAACTATAATGTAGCAACTTCTTTGCATACTATATATTTACCAATGCCCGATCAACTTAGTTACAATGAGCAAGCGGAATGGCAAGGCACTGATTTGGGTATGTTAGCATTAGTGCGAGATAAGATAATGGGTGGCGATAAAAAAGCGGAAGATTTTGCAACAGCTGGTCTTGGTCAAATTGGTAATCTTGTCGGTGGTGGTGCTGGTGCATTAGTGGGTACATTGTTTGGTGGCGGTGTTCTTGGTGGTGCAGCTGTCGGTGCTCTTGGTGGCGGTGCAAATATTCAAGCAGCCGTTGAAAGTACATTTAGAGTAAAAACAAATCCATTTAAAGAACAAACTTTTGGTGGTGTTCCATTTAGACCATTTGAATTTGCATGGACATTTTCACCAAGAAATGAAGCTGAAGTGAATATGCTCAATAAGATTATCAAAAAAATTAGAACTCACTCAAAACCATCTTTTAAAGATGCATCAAAAACAATATTTAATTATCCAGATGAGTTTCAAATAGAATTTTTAACATTGGTTGCTGGGGATAATCTTAAAGAAAATAAAAATTTACCAAGACTTAAACCAATGGTCTGTAAATCAGTTAATACAAATTTTATGACAGCCGGATGGCGTTCTTTTGAAAATGGCGCACCAGCTACTGTAACACTTCAACTTGGTTTTGAAGAAATTGATATTGTTACAAGTGGTGATGTCGAAGGAGGATATTAATTATGGCCTATTTCAATTATTTTCCAACCATTGTTTATGATGTTAGAGGAAAGAAAAATGATGCTCAATTTCAAAAAATTACTAATCTCTTAAAAAGAGTTAGAAAGAAAATTGAAGTCAATAATGCAGCTCTTTTTGAACAATACTTTATTAAAGATGGTGATAGAGCAGATACACTTGCATATCAAATTTATGGTGATTCTACACTTCATTGGATTATCATGTATGCAAATTATATGAGTGATCCATATTATGATTGGCCTATGACATATTATGATTTACAGAAATATGTATCAGATAAATATAAAAATGTTGGAGGCCCTAATGGTATTCATCATTATGAAAAAGATGGTTTTATAGTTGATGCGCCCGGAACACTTATTGCTCCTGGAGTTACAGCATCTGGTGGAACTGCAATAACTAATTTTTTATATGAAGAACAGCTTAATGATAAAAAGAGAACGATTGATATTATTAGAACAGAATACTTACAACAGATTATTAATGAATTTAAGAAATTTATTGCATAGAGTTTAAAATGGCCGATAAACAAAAAAATGCACAAGACGTAACAGTAAATGATTTATCAATGAGATCAGCACTTGGTAAAGTTGATTTAACACCATTTCTTCTTGAATTGACAATAGAAGAAAATTTGTTTAAGCCAGGCTTAGTTGGTAATATAGTTTTATCTGATTCTTATAATATTCCAGAGAAGTTTCCAGTTGTCGGTGAAGAAACTTTGGATATTGATATATCTTTGCAGGCGGTTGATAGTAGTGCTAAAGATACATTTCATACAATCAAACCACCTCCAATGCACGTTAATAATTTAAATACTAGATATTTTACTGCACCAAAGGCACAAAGATTTACTTTGGATTTATTTTCTGAACAGTTTATGAGTAGTACACATTCTAAAATATCACGTTCTTATAGAAATCAGAAAATAAGTAATATCGTTGCTGATATATATTATGAGTATTTGAGTGATGGAAGAAATATAGATATTGAACCAACATCAAGGCTTGAAACTTTAATTATACCAAATATGAGACCGATTGCAGCTATCATGTGGTTAGCAAATAGAGCTAACGCTGATGAGTCTAGTGCTATCAATTATGTTTATTATGAAACAATAGATGGTATGCATTTTAAAAGTATAGATTCTCTTGTTGATGAAGAGCCAGTTTTTACATATCAGTATATTCAGCGTTCTGGTGATGCAAGTGGTGTAGAAAATTTGTCGCGTGGAATCCAAAGAATTGATAGTCTATATTATCTTAAACAATTTGATAAAATTCAAAATTCTTACAATGGTGCATATGCGTCAAAACTAATAACACATGATATTGTTAGAAAAAAGATAACACAATATGATTTTAGTGCTTATGATAATTTCTTTGGTTTGAATCATGTTGGTACATTTCCGATATTATCTGCATCTGAAATGGAAATTAAATCAGCTAGTGTACCAAGAGTAAGCTATGCACCACAAGATGAAGAAAACAGTTATCCAATTACTACTGAAAAAGATTTACCACATATGGTAGATAGTCTTGTTGAGTTTTATCCAAAACATAACCAGATGTATTCACAAAATGTTGGTGATCTATATGATAATAAAGTTGAAGATTGGAAATTACAAAGAAAAGCTCAATTAAGTGCTTATGAGAATATTACATTACTATTAGAAGTTGCTGGTAATTCATTTTTAAGAGTAGGCCATACTGTTCAAGTTAATATTCCAACACCAGAATCTACTGAGGGTGATAAGAAATCTGATATTTTATATGATAAATTTCTTAGTGGTATTTACATGGTTACCGCTATTAAACATATGTTTCAGAAATTTGAGGCGAAAGATAATAAAATAAGTTATATTATGAAAATTGAAATAACTAAAGATGCACTTGAAGAAGCAGTAATTAATAGACCAATTAGAGAGAAAGAGAACTAATTATGTTTGGTAATTTTGTATGGTGGCAGGGTGTCGTTGAAGATAGAATAGATCCGTTAAAACTCGGTCGTTGTCGTGTTCGTATTCTTGGTTATCATACTGATAATAAAGTTGATGGTATTGGAATACCAACAGACCATTTGCCTTGGGCTACACCAGTTCAACCAATTACATCTGCAGCTATGAATGGAATTGGTACAACACCAATGGGGCCAGTTGAAGGCACTTGGGTTTTTGGTTTTTTTCGTGATGGTGAAAATGCTCAAGAACCAGTAATAATGGGAACATTCGGTGGAAAGCCTGAAGATCAAGCAAATCCAAAATTAGGCTTTAATGATCCAGATGGTATATATCCATTAACAACACATTTAAACGAGCCAGACACAAATCGTCTTGCACGAGGTAGTGGTGAAATTCCAGTACCATTAAAATCTGATGATGGCAAAACATCTGAAGATTCACCATCACTAAATTACAAAAGACAGTCAAGAACAAAAAATGTTCCAGTTGGTATAGCTGGTGATATGACAACAACTGTTGATAATACATTAAACACATCACTCTATGCAACTGCACCGTGGAATGAACCAAATCCAAGATATGGCGGAGTTGCAGATAGTCCAACTGAGTATTTAGCTACTGTTAGTTTAAGTTCTGCATATCCATTTAATCATGTTCGTATGAGTGAAAGTGGTCATGTTGAAGAATGGGACGATACACCAAACGCAGAACGATTACATAAATTTCATAGATCAGGTACATTTGAAGAAATACAACCAGATGGTACTAAAGTAACAAAAGTTGTTGCTAATGATTATGAAATAACTCTTGGTTATAAAGATGTTACCATAACTGGAACGTGTAATGTTACAATCGGTGGTGATTGTCGTTTATTGTATATGGGTGATTTAGTTCAAGAAGTATATGGTGATTATCATTTAAACGTGCATGGTGATAAGAGAACAAAAATCTCTGGTAACGAAGTAACAGAAGTATTGGCTGATAGAAAAGCAGTGGTCAATGGTAATTGTGATCTAAAAGTTGGTAAAGATCAAATCATCAATATTGATGTTGATAGAACAATCAATGTTCTTGGTAATGTTGTTGAGTCTATTACTGGTAATTTAAAAGAATTGACACTTGGTACTATGGGTACTGTCGTACAGAAAAATGTAACACTTGTTAGTAAAGAAGCAATCGACATTACAGCTTTGAGTGATATGGGCTTTTCAACAAACTCTAATTGTAATATTACTGTTAATGGTAATGTTGTTGAGACTATTGCTGGTAATTCAACTGCACAGATTTCTGGTAGTTCATCCATTAATGTACTTGGTTCATTTAAGAACAAAATTGGTGGTACTACTCATAAAGATTATGTTGGTGCATTTTATGAAAGATGGGAAAGTGATAAACATACACATACTGGAGCTGATACGTTTTCAAGGCATGAGAGTGGAACAGATCATGGTTGCGATCAAGATCCGCCGAGAAATGGTGCAATATCTTGTGCCGTTATAGAATCAACGCAATTATAAGGAGAAGTTATGTCATTTGGAAATCCGACTGAAGGCTTGAGTTGTGGAGTAACTGTAAATTTAAATAATTTAAAAATTGGTGCTCAAACACAAATTGATACATTTATCAATTTGAATCTTGGTACGCCTGATGGTTTGCAAGCACTAGCTAATACTCTTGGTGGTGCATTATCGACTCTTGGTAGTTCAATAGCTAGTGTTATTCCAATACCAACAATTCCACAATCACTAAGAGAAGATTTAGCTGCATTGGCACAATTACCATTAGCTAGTCTTGCAGCTGCTGGTAAAATACTTTCTATTGCTGAAGATTATGCAGAAGCACTTGGTCTTAGAGGATTCGTTGATTTAAATTTAAATGATTTATCAAAATCAGTATTTTCACTTGGTTTGGATTTTGATCCATGTAATCCATCTATACCAAATATTCTAAAAAATCCAGATGGTACATTACAGAAATTACCAGCTATTGCACCAAAGCTTGGTGAAACTACACTTGCGCCACCAGTTAAATTACCATTTCAAGAAATACCAAATAACGTACAATCGGCTTTACAAAATAATACACCAATTTTTAGTAATCAAAGTCTTTCTGCTTTAACAAGTTCGTTATCAAGTAAATCAAATAATCTTGCTACTGGTCTTACTGGTGGATTGAGTACATTACAATCACAAGCACCATCAATGTTAGCAGAATTGCAATCACAGACACCAGCATTACTAAGTGAGTTACAAGCACAAGCACCAGCAGCTATGGCACAAGTTCAAAAAGAAGTTGCAAGTACCAAAGAAGCTTTAGGTAAAAATGTAGAATCAGCAATTAGTGGTATGGGCAATACTGTAAGAAAATTAGACTCTGGAATGGAAGTAGTAGAAGATAAAGAATTTTTTATTAAACGAATACAATCATTGAGGTTACCATTATTAAGAGAGGTGTAATATGGGCGTTAGAGATTGGTCAAGTGATTCACAATCACATACACAAATTTGCATATTGGAATCACAGATAGAAATAAAGAATAAAGAGATAGAAAGATTAAAAGAAGAAAATGACAGATTGCGTAAATTAATAGATGCTCTGCATGGTATAAAAGAGAATCTAAATACTGGTGATATACTGGATAGATTTAAATAAGGGAGATAAGATGAAAAAGTTTATTTTGACATTAGCAATATGGATTGGTTTAACAGCATCTGCATATGCAACAGAGATGATTATGTTTTCCACAAAGACTTGTGGATATTGTAGAAACTTTTTAAGAGAAGTTGCACCAACATATAACAATTCAGAATATGCAAAATTACTACCATTGCGTATTATTAGTATGGATCAAAAAAATGCTCCAACATGGTTTTCCAAAGCATATGACGAAAGACGTATTGATGGTATTAGTGGAACACCGACATTTATCATATTCTCTAATGGAAATGAAGTTGCACGATTAATTGGTTATCGTGGTAAAGAAGATTTTTATGCTGATATTAAAGATTTTGTAAATAACAATAGAGAGCGATTGGAGAAAACAGCTGGACAAAATCCAATTCCATATGAAAAAGAACATGAGCTTGATCCGAAAACAGCTGGAAATGAATTAGTTAATAGAAGTGAGGGCTCACACTCTCAGAGTGTACCAAGACAACAATCACCATTCGTACCATTTCTTGCTCCAGATATGGGTGCAAGAGATACGAATCCACACACTAAGGCTGAAGAAAAAGACGAAAATGGTGTTTTCTTGTCTAACGATATAATGGATCATCAATACAAAACGCCTGAAGAAGCAATAAGGGCTGCAGTAAATAAATTCGATTGTGAGGGCATACATTCTCACATGATTAAAGGCAAGAAAATATGGATGCCTTGCAAAATGCAATAACTTTAACGGAGACTAACCATGCATACCAAGTTAAGCTTTGGTGAGTGGTTTGTTATTATTATATGTTTCATTTTTCTGATTTGGATATTACTAGAAATTGGTAGAATGGGTGAAGCATCACAAGTGCTATATTATAAAGCAATATCAGGAGATTTTTTTGAATGGAAGAAGAATTAAAGGCAGAGATTGCAACACTAAAAAAGAAGATAGCCGAACTTGAGAAGATTATTACTAATTTTAAGAAATACTTTGACTGCTGGCCACGGTTTAAGACACAACTGGGGATTAAAGATGAAAAATGATGATATGAGAAAAATGGTTAAAATGGAGAATTTAGTGCCAATCATACTTGGTGTGGCATTATCTGGTCTTGGTACATTGATGAATTTTGCATATAGCAATATAGAAGAATTGCATAGTGAAGTGGTAGAGCATAGACTATTATTATCCAGACTAATTTCACCAGATGGCAAATTGATACAATCTCCAACATCAGCTGCATCCAAGACAGCAATAAATAAAGAAATTAGTGATTTAAAAAGAGATATTGCTGTATTGCAGACAAAAATGGACTATATCAATCCAGATTGAATTGCAAGAGTATATAAATATAGTCATATAGCAGAACGAAAATTCTGGTTTGAAGATGAACATTCTCCGACTGAGCAGGAAAAATACAATTTAGGGATTATGTATTGGCAAGGCTTATCAAGGGAGAACAAGCCAATGTATGTACTAGCATATTACTGGTTGTCATTATCCAACGATCCAAGAGCAAAAAAGAACTTGGAGTATTTACGTTCACAAATGACATCAGAACAATTAAAGAAAGCACACGATTTAATAGCAAAACATGAAATAACTAAGGGACTTGATAAAAGGGGAGAACTATAATGGAATATCTCATAATAGTCATGGTCGTCGCTATGTTGTATTTTGTTATCGGCTGTTTTTTTAAAGGCGGTGATTCATGGGATGGCACAGATATTGATGGTGGACTATATGGTAAGAAAATGAAAATGGGCACTAGAGCGGTCAAGAAACGCACTCACAAATCTACAGCTAGAGATAAGACTAAAAAGAAGAAAACAACGACTAAAAGAAAAACAAAGCGAAAAACTAAAAAGAAGTAGGAGCCTGAATATATTGCTAACATTTTTAGAATATGTTAATGTAAGAAAATATAATAAAGAGTGGCAGTTTATGGCTGATGGTTATTTACCACTATCACCAGCTATTCTTAAAGAATTTGAAGTAGATGTGGAAAACGTCTATCATGTTACCACTATTGAGGGATTGAAAAAACTTGCACGTTTACAAGGTAAGCGTGTAGATATTTCTGGTTTCACTAAAGGTTCAAAGGGCATTAGTAAAGGATTGCTTGCTGATGGTGAAGTATTAGTGACATTAGATGGTAAAAGTTCCATTCAATTTGATCGTGATGCCAACACTAGAACAGATAGAAATGGTATAAGATGGTTGTCTCCGGGTGGTAATATATCAAGGGCACTCAATAATATCGTTCTTGGATTCAAGAATGACATACTAAAGAAACTAGTAAAGAAGTTGGAAGTTCCTAAGAAACAAAACCAAGGCAAAGAAGAATATATATTCAAAGGAAAACTTTATACAACAGATAAAATTATCCATTTGACCGATGCTACAGCTATAAGTAATTATCTACGCAAAGCAGATGGTGAGACTAAGAGAAAACTCATTAAGTATTATTATGACGAAGCCAAGAAGTTAGTCAATAAAAA